CCCAATGGAATGGAACTACGAAGGATTTATTGATGAGCACGGAATTCCAGTTTTCACTACTCCTGATATCGACGTGTTCGCCCCAGACGGTGAACTAATAGATGTAGGCGTAATAGATAACTGGCAAAACGAGGTAGATGGCTTGAAAGACGATCAAGACGCTTTAAACGAATTTTACCGCCAGTTTCCAAGAACAACTGAGCATGCGTTTAGAGATGAAACAAAAAATAGTATATTTAACTTAGTAAAAATATACGAACAGATAGATTATAACGAAGAGATGTCTAGAACATTAGGTATAACTAAAGGTAATTTTCAATGGGTTAACGGTATAAAAGATTCACAAGTGATATTTTATCCAGATCCAAAAGGTAGGTTTAAAGTAAGTTGGGTTCCACCATCACAAATACAAAACAAAGTAGTATTGAAAAATGGCATTAAATATCCAGGCAATGAACACATGGGTGCTTTTGGTTGTGATAGTTACGACATATCAGGAACAGTAGATGGTGAAGGATCTAAAGGAGCCTTACATGGTCTAACTAGGTTTAGTATGGAGGATGCCCCGGCAAATGCTTTCTTTTTAGAATACTTATCAAGACCACCAACAGCCGAGATCTTCTTTGAAGACGTTCTAATGGCTTTAGTATTTTACGGGATGCCTATACTCGCAGAGAACAATAAACCTCGTCTCTTGTACTATCTTAGACGTAGAGGATATAGAGGTTTTAGTATGAATAGACCTGACAAGATATGGAACAAATTATCTGTAGCAGAAAAAGAGGTAGGTGGTATACCTAACTCTAGTGAAGATATAAAACAAGCACATGCCGCTGCTATCGAAATGTATATACAAGATCACGTAGGCATGAAGCAAGATGGAACGTTTGGAGATTTATACTTTAATGATCTACTAAACGATTGGAGTAGGTTTGATATAAACAAAAGAACAAAGTATGATGCGTCTATAAGTTCTGGTCTAGCTATAATGGCTAACAACAGACATTTATATGCGCCTAATTCAAAGGTTGAAAAACCACAACTAAATATAAATATTTCTAAGTATAGTAATACTGGATCAAATTCACAAATAATCAAATAATAAATATGGCAGAGTCTGGCATTAGAAGTTATTTCCCGAGTCAAACAGTTAGCGATGCTGAAAAGCTTAGCTACGACTATGGTTTGAAGGTAGGTAAAGCAATAGAGCAAGAATGGTTTAACGCAGATAGAGGTTCTAATAGATATAGAAACAATCAAAATAATTTTCACAACTTAAGATTATATGCTAGAGGCGAGCAGTCAATACAAAAATATAAGGATGAGTTATCTATCAACGGTGATTTGTCCTATCTTAATTTAGACTGGAAACCTGTACCTATTATATCTAAGTTTGTAGATATAGTTGTTAACGGTATTGCTGAAAGAACTTATGACATAAAAGCTTTTTCTCAAGATATATTTGGTGTTGAAAAAAGAACTGAGTATATGGAGTCTATAATTAGAGATATGCAGACAAAAGAGTTTAATGATGCTGCTATGGAAAACTTTAACATGAACTTATATGAAAATGATAAAGCGCAGCTTCCAGAGACTACAGAAGAATTAGAAATACATATGCAGCTTAATTATAAACAGGCTGTTGAACTAGCAGAAGAACAAGCCTTAACAACGTTGTTTGAAGGCAACAATTACGAGTTAATAAAAAAACAATTTTACTACGACCTAACAGTTTTAGGTATTGGTGCTGTAAAAACAAACTTTAACACTTCTGAAGGTGTTACTATAGATTATGTTGATCCAGCAAACCTTGTTTATTCTTATACTGATTCTCCATATTTTGATGATATATACTATGTCGGTGAGGTTAAAACAATACCTGTTAATGAGCTGGCAAAACAGTTTCCTCATTTAGACGAAGCTGAACTTGAGGATATAATGAAAAACAAATCTAATAGCAGGTCTAATTATAACTCAAGACATACTTACCAAAAAGAAGACAACAATACTATTCAAGTTTTATATTTTAATTATAAAACTTATATGAACGAGGTTTACAAGGTTAAAGAAACTGCTACTGGTGCTGATAAAATAATAGCTAGAGACGACCAATATAATCCACCAGAAGGTATGGAAGGTGGTTACGGTAGGATGTTAAGGTCTATAGAGTGTCTGTATGAAGGGGCTATGATATTAGGGACTAACAAGCTATTAAAATGGGAGATGGCTAGAAATATGATGCGTCCTAAAAGTGATTTCACTAAAGTTAAAATGAATTACTCGATAGTGGCGCCTAGAATGTATGATGGCAAGATAGACTCGTTGGTAAAAAGAATTACTGGTTTTGCTGACATGATTCAACTAACTCATTTAAAACTACAACAAATATTGTCACGTATGGTTCCTGATGGTGTTTACATGGATGCTGATGGTTTAGCTGAGGTTGACTTAGGAAATGGCACAAACTACAACCCGCAAGAAGCTTTAAACATGTTCTTCCAAACAGGATCTGTAATTGGTAGATCATTTACTTCTGAAGGCGATATGAATCCAGGTAAAGTACCTATTCAAGAAATTACATCTGGATCTGGTGGAAATAAAATGCAAGCTCTTATTGGTAATTACAATTACTATCTACAGATGATAAGAGATGTAACCGGACTTAATGAAGCTAGAGATGGTAGTATGCCTGATAAAAACGCTTTAGTAGGTGTACAAAAATTAGCTGCAGCTAATTCTAACACAGCAACTAGACATATACTTCAGGCTGGTTTGTTCCTAACAGCATCAACTGCCGAGTGCTTGTCACTTAGAATATCAGATGTTATAGAGTATTCCCCAACAAAAGATGCTTTTATACAAGCTATAGGGGCTCACAATGTAGCTACGTTAAAAGAAATGTCAAAATTACATTTATATGACTTTGGTATATTTATAGAGTTAATGCCAGACGAAGAGGAAAAGCAAATGCTAGAAAATAATATACAAATGGCACTACAACAAACTAGCATAGAGTTGGAAGACGCTATCGATCTTAGAGACATAAGAAATGTAAAACTTGCAAATCAGTTGTTAAAAATACGTAGAAAGAAAAAGCAAGACAAAGATCAACAGTTACAGCAGGCTAACATGCAGCAGCAAGCACAATTAAACCAGCAGTCAGCTGCCGCTGCCGCTGAAGCAGAAGTTCAAAAAAACCAAGCCCTTACACAGAGTCAAGCAGAGCTTGAACAAGTAAAAGCGCAGATAGAGTCTCAAAGAATGATGCAGGAAATAGAGATGAAAAAAGAACTAATGCAGTTGGAGTTTAACTATAATATGCAGCTTAAAAATGCAGAAGTTGAAAACACTAGAGGTAGAGAAAAAGAAAAAGAAGATAGAAAAGACGAAAGAACAAAAATACAAGCTACACAACAAAGTGAGCTTATAGACCAAAGAAATAACAGTAAAGCACCTAAAAACTTCGAGTCATCAGGTAATGATATACTAGGAGGTTTAGGTGACATGTCTAGCTTTGGTCCTAGATAAATTTATTAATTATTATTATATTATATTATGGAAGAAGAAAAAGAAAATGTAGTCGAAGAGACTGCTGTAAAAAACCAACAAGATCCAGGAGATGAAAACGTGGTGAAAGTTGATGAAAGTAAATTTGAATCTGCTGGGGATGACAATGTTATAAAGGTAGATTTAAATAAACCACCAACACCAAAACAAGAAGATGAAACTAAAGAAGATAACACTGACGACAGCGGAGTGGTTGCAGAGTCTAAAGATGCCGAGCCCACACAAGAACAAGAAGAAGTACAATCGCAAGCTGAAACACAAGAAGCTCCAGCATTAGAAGAAATAACTGAAGATTCTACTGAAGAAGAAGTTACTGAGGTTGAAGAGCAAATCGAAGAAGCTGTTGCGGAAGCTGAAGCCACAGGAAAACCACTACCAGAAAATATCCAAAAGTTAATGGACTTTATGGAAGAAACTGGAGGAGATTTAAACGATTACGTTCAGTTAAATAAAGATTACAGTAAGTTAGACAATGAGGATTTACTATATGAATACTACAAACAAACAAAACCTCATTTAAACAACGAAGAAATAAACTTCCTTATGGAAGATCAATTCTCTTACAACGAAGAAGAAGACGAAGAAAGAGATATAAGAAGAAAAAAATTAGCGTTAAAAGAGCAAGTTGCGAACGCTAAAAGCCACTTGGACGGGCAAAAGTCCAAATACTATGACGAGATCAAAGCTGGAAGCAAACTTACGGGTGAGCAACAAAAAGCAATTGATTTCTTTAATAGATATAACAAAGAGTCAGAAGCAACTCAAAAAACAGTTAAAAAGAACTCTGATATTTTTACGCAAAAAACAGATAATGTTTTTAACGACAAGTTCAAAGGTTTTGAATATAACGTCGGTGATAAAAAATACAGGTTTAATGTAAACAATGCTGAAGAGGTTAAGAACACTCAGAGCGATATAAATAATTTTACTAAAAAGTTTTTAGATAAAAATAATACATTATCAGATGCTAAGGGTTATCATAAATCTTTATATACAGCTATGAATGCAGATGCTGTTGCAAAACACTTTTACGAACAAGGAAAAGCTGACGCTATGAAGAATAGTGTTGCTAAAGCCAAAAACGTTGATATGAGCCCAAGACAAAGTCATGGAACTATAGATGCTGGAGGTTTAAAAGTAAGAGTGCTAGGCAATGATGCAAATGACTTTAAGTTTAAAATAAACAAAAATAAATAACAATTTAAAAAAATAAATTATGGCAATTACTGCAGGAACTAATTTGAATAGTGTTCCTTCTTCACAGAAGCAAACATTATCTTCAAATTATTTAGACCTTTCATCAGCTGACAATGCTGGTTGGGGTCAACAATACGTACCAGACTTAATGGCTCAAGAAGCTGAGGTTTTTGGACAAAGAACTATTTCAGGTTTTTTAGCTCAAGTTGGTGCTGAAGAGGCTATGACCGCTGATCAAGTGGTATGGTCTGAACAATCAAGACTACACATCTCTGTAAAAGGTACAGTTATTGTAGCTGGTTCTACAAACGGTACATTTACAGTTACTGGTGATATTGACGGAAACGTTGGTACAGGCGCTGGGGATTTCATCGTTGCAAATCACGGTGTTAGAACTAATGATATTGTACTTATCGCAAGTGCTGGTATCGTTACTCAATGTTTAGTTGTAGACGCTGATACATCTGTTATACAGGTTGAACCTTATGACAAAGCTGATTTAACTGGTCACGCAACTGGAACTGGAGCTTCTACTTTATTAGTTGTAGGTTCTGAATATGCAAAAGGAACTGCTTACCTTGATGGTAATGGTGCTGCTGCTGATTCACGTACTCCAGCTAACGAAGCAACGTTTAAATCTTTTACTAACAAACCAATCATTATGAAGGATTACTACGAAGTTTCAGGATCTGATGCTTCTAGAATTGGTTGGGTTGAAATTTCTTCTGAAGAAGGAGCTGCTGGGTACTTATGGTACTTAAAAGCTGAAGCTGACACAAGAGCTCGTTTTAACGATTACGTTGAAATGGCAATGTTAGAAAGTGTTAGAGGATCTAACTCAACTGTTGTTGATACTACTTTGGGTGCTGCTGCTGATTCAGGAGTTGGTACACAAGGATTGTTTGATGCTATTACTGATAGAGGTAATGTTACTTCTGGTGTTACTGGTGTTAATGCTGCAACTGATTTAGCTGAATTTGACGCTATATTAGCTGAGTTTGACAAGCAAGGTGCTATTGAAGAGAACATGATGTTTGTAAACAGATCTACTTCGTTAGCAATGGATGACATGTTAGCTTCTATGAATTCTTACGGAGCTGGTGGTACTTCTTACGGAGTATTTGACAACTCAGAAGACATGGCATTAAACTTAGGTTTCTCTGGTTTCAGACGTGGATCTTATGACTTCTACAAGTCTGACTTTAGATACTTAAATGACTTAGCTACAAGAGGTGGTATTAATGCTGCTGCTGGTTCAGCTGCTATTAGAGGAGTTATAGTGCCAGCTGGTACTTCTTCAGTTTACGATCAGCAATTAGGAAAGAACATGAAACGTCCTTTCTTACATGTTAGATACAGAGCTTCTGCAACAGATGACAGACGAATGAAAACTTGGACTACTGGTTCGGTTGGCGCTGCTACATCTGCTCTAGATGCAATGCAAATGCACTTCTTATCTGAAAGATGTTTGATTACTCAAGGTGCTAACAATTTCATGTTAATGAAATAAGCACTATTTATATTAAAGAACCGGGGCTTCGGCCTCGGTCCTTTTATTTTATTAATTTAT